GCTCTAGTTTCCGCAGAACGATTAACTAATGTTTTAGAATCTAATTTTTCAGTAGGCTTATCAAACTGTTCTATGCCGTGTTCAGTCTTTGTTACACCACAAACAACACATATATTTGAATCATCATCACATCTATAGTTATGATCTAGGTCTTTATCCTGATTCAAATCTGTTCCTTTTTCAAATTTACAACTTAAACTATTACATCTTATCTGTTCCCTACCATTATATTCTTTTACCATTTCTTCTAAACCTTGTGCCTTTGCAAATGTATTAACTGATTCAATGATTGCAAATGGATTAGCTGGTGTATCACACAATGCAATTTCATATAACTCTAATTTTCTTAATTCTAATGCCATTTTACCGTCTTTTTGGATTGGCTCACGTTCTTTACTTGCCCCACCCATGCTTAAACCTGCATATTCACCTTTTACAACCTTATCCCAAACTTTGTCATATAGTGTTACGCCATCTTTCTTATATAACTCACCTGTAATTAAAACAGTTGGGACACCCTGATATTCCGATTGTTCGTATGCAAGGACTTTACCTACCATTCTATTGCTATGGTAATCTGATATTACGGGATTTACGGACATAAATGTTTCCATAATTTTCATAACTTCTTTTACAAAGACAAATTCATGTTGTTTATCAATGATTTCAGCAGTTATATGACCTTTGAAAACTCTACGTTCATCGCCAGTCTCGAAGTTTTTACCGTTTACTTCTATGCCTTTTGTGATAAAGTGCGGAAACTCTATGTAATCACTCATATATAAAAAAGAAGGCGATAGTATATAAGTATAACTTATATCTATGATTGTGATTCCTGTGTTGTATTTTGACCTGCACGGATACCCAAATATGTCAAAGCCGATCCAATCATAATACCAAACACAAATGTGAATATTGTGCCGTATTGTTCAGCTGTCATTTGAACATCGCCATCTAATAATAGACCTTTAGCTGCACCCCAACCAACAAATACTATTGCTGATATAAGGGACAGTCCTACCACTAGAAGTGCTAGATTTTGTTTCTCGAAACCCATAAATAATCAAAAAGAAACGGTTATATAAAGGTTTAATGTTCATTTATATATGGATTTCTTTGTATATGACAACATTTACACATACAATAAATTACACCCTTTTTCAGGGAACGTAAATAATAGGCTTGAAATTGAAGCCATAGATATACCTGAAAATCATTCATTTTGGTTTTATACAGGTATGAATATGGTAAATGATAATCTTAATCTAAACAAACGGTATGTGCATATACATCCGGGAGTTGGCACTACTAATGCAACACGGTTTAAGAAAGAGCCTGTTCACGTAACAAGGCAAAATTTTGTATATAATGCCCAAGAAAAGCGTGTTGAGGTTAAAACACGATTTTGGTCAAAACCTATTTTTGCTAAAAAGTGTATATATTATGGTTCTAAACTTCCACATAAAAAAATGACATTAATGGGGGAGTGGTATTATGACGCTGGTACAAATACTGTTCATTTAATAATTGATTACAATACTGAAAAGATTAAATTTCATTGGGAAGATGGATATGATGAGCCATCAAGAGCAGAACAGTTGAATAAAATAGCAGAATTAGAATATAAAATAGACAAAGCAGAAAAAAATATCTAACGTCTTGCATACCGTTGATCAGCAGTTTGATCTCTAGTTATACCATTTCCTAATGCTTCACCGGGATTTCTTGCATAAAACTTTCTTTTAATAATTTGATCAGGTGCATTTTTTCTTCCACCTTTCTTTCTATACTCTTTATGAACTAATTTTAGTCTTCGCATACAAGAATCACATAATGAACAGTTGATTTGCCAAGCATCATTAAGAACCCAACCAGCGTGTATATCACATAATTCATAACTTGTTTTTTTAATAACTAAACACATTAATCCTTCTGTTCCTCGCCTATCCATACAGTCCCCACACATATATATCAAGGTACTAATTACTTTATCGGTTTTACTACAACCGTAGCAAAAGCCCTCACTATACATATTAATTCTAGTTTGTTCATCTGATTGAACAGCTTCTCTAATTTTTTTTGTATGTGTGTTTTCTTTTCCAGCTCTTTCCTTTAAATCACGTTTTTGAATCCTGTCTTTTTGATCTAAACCGTCTTTAATCCAACCAAACCTATCGCCCACTTTCTCTAACCCCCTCATTTACTATTTCTTTAAGTATGTATAGAACCATATCCTTAGACATTCCTTTTTGAGTAAAAAATTCAACAATATCAAAAGCTGTTGCAAATGGGTTATTTTCCATATATCTTTTTATTTCTTCAACTATTTCTGTATCACTAATCATTTTTCTTCGCTATTTGCTCCCAATAACTGCCTTTATTATGTGTTTTCTCATGTTCAAAAATTTCATTAAAATCACTAGATGTTACATGATGACTTCCTTCATTTTCCTTTGTCCAACCACAAATATCGCAAGTATATTTCAATTTAATCCTCATCTATGCTTTTTAAAAACTTATCCCAATCTTTTTTGCTCATACCTTTATTGCTTAATGTAGTTCCTGTGCCTGATCCTCTTGGATCACCTGCACCTGTACCTACTTTATCGCTTGGTCTTGCAATTTTTGGTTGTCCGTCAAATTGTTGTGCTTCGCCTTCTTTTTTAGGTGAACTTGATGTTGTTTTATCATTATTACCTGCTCCAATATTTTGACCTGCTCCACCGCCCATCATTTGTTCTTGTTTTTCAGGATTTGGATATTGTGATATTTGTATATTATTTTCACCGTCAAATGCCACATCAAAGCCCATACCATATAATTTTACTGTGTTATCTATCTTTTGTCCTCTAACTTGTTCTTCTCTAAGTTCATCAATTTCTTCGCTTGTTACTAATTCAATTTTCCAATCATATATTTCCAATATATCAGTAATTTCATCAAAGAAATTTTCATTGAAAAATCTTTGAAACCATTTAATTGTCCTGTTTGTAAGAGTTACTTGAAGTGCTTCGTTTCCAAGTCCAGCTTTTGCCTGTTCACCATAGAATAATGGTTGAACACCGTAAACAGTTGAGATAATTTGTCTTAGTTCTTTTCTAAGATCGTTCAATTCAAGTTCTTTAAAGTTTGGTGTAAGATCAACATATTGAAGTGCTTGACCTACATTATCAGTATTTAGTAGTATTGGTCGTGGCATATATGGATCTTGCCTTGCACCTTGTCTTTGTTTTTCCATAAATGAGGCTACTGATTCTGCATTTCTGCTTCCCATAACCAATAATGATTTTGGTGGTCTATCCTTATCAAAGTATTTCCACATATATTCGTCTTGGTGCATAAGGGACATAACCTTTTTCCATACTGATTGAATTGGGGAGTTTCCATATAACACATCAGGATAATATTTACCGGGAATCCATATAATTTCTTTTTGAGTATAATACATCTTTTTTGGGCTACTTAATGGGACACCGTAAGGAACGCTGTTAGTTTCTAAAAATGCGTTAAAAGCTTTACAACCACACTTATCACATACAGGTACTTCTAAAATATGATCTCTATGTTCATATTGTGGACATATATATCGTGGTTTACCATCACCGCCAATACCCAAAGTTGCCTCATCACTTGCAATTAAACTGCATTGAATTGGGTGTATTCTTATAATTTCATCTAATTTACTAATCTTTATATCATCTACTGCTTCTTTTGTTGCCCCTGTTAATGGATCAGGCTCATCTAATGGCTTTAAAGCCCATTTTCTAGACACCAATATATAACAACCGTCTATAATATCTAAATCTCTTTCAGCTTGTCTTGCAACAATTTTCAATGATTGCTGGTTATTATTAACCCTTTTTTCGATTAATGACTGTAATACCTGTCTATTCTTTGGATCAGGTTTTGTCCATTTTCTAGGATTTTCATTTCCACAAGCAGAACACATTAATTTTTCTTTGGCTTGACCTGTTCTAGATTTTGTTAATGGTAAGAACTCTTTTAGTGGTTTTTGTTCGTATTCTTTCAAACAAACTAGACATTTATGCTCAAATCTTGGTATAACTTCTATTCCATTTCTAAACATTTCTCTTTGAATAGTTTCTATAACTGCCCTTAAATCGCCTACATAATCTGCTAATTCATACATTCTGTTTGGAGCAACCCTCCACATTGGAATTTTACTTCCATCAGGCGTATCCATGAATGGATATGGTGTACTAGCCCTGCTGTTTGCGTGTAAATATTCATCATTTATGGTCTTTCTCATAGAATAATGGTCTTGTGTTATCCTACCATAGTCTTGTGAATCAACTATCTTATAATTACGAACGTCCAAACTTTCCCTAATTTTGCTAAAGAATCCCATATATTACCCAATCCTGTCAATGTATATAAGTATTTAGACGTATTCTTCTTCACATTGTTCGCATTGATAAAGCGGTTGTTCTTCGTATTTATAGGGTGTCAAAACTATTTTACCTTTACATAAAACACATTTCATATATTTAAAAGCTTCGGTGTCCTTATATAACTGTTTCTTTTGACTTTTTTGCCTTTGCCTTATCAGCTTTACGTTTCTTTTCTAGTTCTTCTGCTATTTCTTGATCGACCACACCGTCTTCACTAAGCCCAAACATAACTTCTATCTGACCGTGTTTCGGACTATCAACCATTTTACCCATACGGTATGCACCTGATTTCTTAAAGTACACCCTGTAAGTAGATTTATGTGCCAAAACTGTACCACCTATTGCTGTTACAGGATCGCCATAAAAGACACCGGGATTAATCATAACTTGGTTTGTCCAAATAATTGCTATGTTATGAAAATTTGCCATATTAGAAGCCATAGTTAAAAATTCATCTAAGTATTTTTGTCTTTCAGATAACATGGCTCGTCCACTAAAGTCCTGTCTAAACAAACCTGTTGCACTATCTATAACAATTAATTTTATTTTATCGTCTTCAACCAATAGTTTTTCAAGTTCTTGAAGAATTAAATATTGATCTGCTGAATTATATGCCTTTGCCCTAATTATATTTCCAAGTGCTTCCTTTTCATCTAATTTTAATGACTTTGATATTGATTCTATTCTTGTTGGCTCAAATGTTCCTTCTGAATCTATCCAAACACATTTCCCATCTAGTCCACCCTTTTCTTTTGGAAGTTGAACTCTTACTGCCATTGTATGACAAAATTGTGTCTTACCACAACCGAACTCGCCATATATTTCTGTTGTTGCACTAGTTTCTATTCCACCTGTAAATAACTTATCAAGTGCCTTAGTCCCTGTAGATATTTTTTCTAATTCATCATCTTCGTCCTTTGCTTCTAATCCTGATTGAAAAACAGGTGAATCATCATAAACTGATCTTGCCTTTTTAAATAATTCTACTGCGGAATCATTGTCAATTCCTAACATTTCTGCTACTTTAGGTGGTGGGATAACGAATAATTGTTCTACTGTAGTAATTCCGTTTTTTTCAAATTTCTT